TGAGAGAAGGTTTCCGTCATTGAAGCGGCAGCTTCCTTAGAAAATTTCTTTTCATTAAGAAGCTCCTTTAGTTCTGAAATAGTTTTTTCAATTTCCATGGCGTTTATATCCTTTGTGGTGTTTACATTTAAATTAATTTTTTGTGAAATATTATCACGTTTATCGTTTATAAAAACTTTCTCTACTTCAGCTTTTTCTGAGTAAAGACCTTTAACATCAGCGGCTGGATTTAAGGTATAAGCGATACCTAAAGGATATATTTGACCCTTAATTAAACGGTATATACTCTCACCTTTGTCCGTTTTTCCAGTACCTCCATAACTCCTTAAAAAACCCTTCATTTCCTGTATTTTTTCAGGATCTGAAATAATTTTTGCGTCTTTTAATTCATCACTTCCTACTGCCAAAACGTAATCGCTAAAACCGATTTCCCAACTGGCTGAAACTTTTTTGTATGAGCTGCTCTCTGGATCTAATGAGCTTTCTACTAAATTGGTAAAATTTTTATTAACAGATTTATAAATTACAGCCCCAAGAGCAATGTTGAATGGGGTATTTTTGTTTTTTACTTCCTCTGCGGTTAATACTTCACTTGTATCAAATGAGCTGAATCCAGCATCAACTATGTGTCCTACAACCTTCTCTTTATCGTGTTCGATATTAGTTGGTTTATGAACAAAATTTGGGGTGTAGGCTATGGCTGTTTCGGTATCCATGCCGTCGCCATTCCTATTAAATTTATTTACAACAGCAGCATTAAATGCTACTCCGAGCAAATCAACATTGCTTTTGTAGTCTATATCTTTAGGTACTAGGGGCGCTAAATTGCTTAAAGATGCCTCAGAGATCAGAGATGCCTCACTAATTTTACAGATAGATATTGGACAATCAAAAGTTGTTTTGTATTTATAATCCATTAAGAATTTTCCTTACTATGATGAAGAATTGCTGCTGGGTATAATTCAAGGTTGTGTTCGCTAGAAATCGACAAAACTTCAGTCAAGGTTTGTAAATTTTCTATTTCTTTAAAATCTTTTACACATGATTCCATAGTTTCTGCCCAAGATTCTTTACTTTCAGAGCAAACTATAGATTCACAAAGATCAGCAACCATCTGCTCCTGGGATTCAGAAAGCTTCTCAGACTTAACATTTTCTATCATTGTAGCCTTTGCTGAATTTATAAATTCATCTATTTCATAAATAGTTTTTTGAATATTATTCCTGGAATACTGGGCATTTACGATTGGAACCCCAGTGGTTCCCTCTGGTCTTCCACCTTGTTTTGGTGTCTTTGGACCACCTCCTATATCGGCTTCAACCATTGGCACTCCACCAACTAGTGGGTTGTAATAACCCTCTTTTCTCTCATCGACAAAATCTTTTTGAGCTGGGGCTATCTTATCTGCCTCTGGGAATCTTCCATTGTGGAACATTTCCATTCCCTGCTGTGGAGTTAGTATACCAAGCTCCATCAAACGAGTTGAAACCCTCATTAACTGGGCTTCATCCCTCATATCAATATCTTTCATTTTTACCTCTGGATAAGATCTGAGACCCAACTCTTTTGAGACTCTTTTTATTTCTCGCTGTAAAAAATCATTAAGAAATCCACTTCTAGCTTCTTTTAGCCTATCAATAAATATTTGAGCCTTAACTTGTGTTGAACTAAACTTTTCCTCTCCAACTACTATATTTTGTAGCCCCTGCTTAATATCTTCGTTTAGTATTTTATATTTATCTGGCCCCAAAACTCTGTTTAGTTCAGGAATCACAAACTCAGCTTTTGTTGTATAATCAGATACTAAAACTCTACCAACACTTTCGTTTTTGAATAGGTTTTGCATAGCTGCAAGGTTATTAGCATTAATCCCTCCCTTGTCAGGATCAGCACCCATTGTGATGAGAAGTATTACATTCTCAACTGTTCTTGTGATTGCTTGATCCATTTTTTTCAGCTCCATCTTTGCGTTTATATCTTCAAGCACTGGAAATCCAAAGGGTACAGCAAATGGCTCATAATCTTGTTTCTTATAGAAAGAGAAAGACAACCTTTGAGCGTCTAGTTGTACTTTAAGACCTTTTGAGGTATAACCGCCATCTTGAATAGCTTTTTGCGTGTCAGGATCTAAACTGTTGAAAAGCTCTACATCTTCTTCTGTCTGAGGGTTTTGTAGTCTAGCTAGCTCATACTCAGATAAAACTTTTTCGTAAGCCCCTACAGAAAAGGTGGTTGCTCTTTTTGCTACTATGTCATATGGATTAAGCAGTATATATCTGATTGGAATTTTGTTTTGTGAAGGATTTATAGATCCCACTTGATTCATAAGCCTCGCATAGTCGTCAGCCTTGAATCTTCCATCAACCCTATATAAAAACACATTTCCGCTTCTATAGTACTCTCTGAAGTACTGATCTTTGATTGATAGTATATTTATTCTTTTAAACCACTCGTAGAAAAACTCTCTGCTCTTTTTTGTGCCGCCTTCTAAATATATGTCTGTATTTGTGAACTCAGACATTATATCTATTGCGTTTCTGAATACAGCTACATTAGCGTAAGCTTTCTGACATAGTTCTATAGTATCTCTTACGTCTATGCCATCAGCAGCATAGTCATATGGCAAAAGCCCTACATCAATACTTGAAAATCTATTTTTTAAATTTACAAAAGCAGACCTATTTTTTCTACTACCTGTGAAGCCACTAGTGCTAGCAGACTGCCTTCTAGCTTTAGAAACCTCCTTGAATGATGCATCAGATGTATAAAAAGGATCTCCCAGCAAATCAGGCTGAACTTCTCCATTTTTACCAATAGGTACATAAGTCTCGGTTTTTTTATTAAATTTATCCCAGTAGTTAGAACGTTTTGTATATTTTCTCTTAGCCATGTCAGTAATTGATATTACACTCCAAAGTTAACTTTCAACTTTTAAAAGTTAAGAAATAAACATTGGTGTGAAAGTTTGTTGACCATAATTTCCTTCGAATGCTTCCATGTCATAAAAAACATTCATCATCCAGTTAGCAAGGACCAAAGCAGAGTATGAGTCTTTCCTAGCTTTATCAGCTCCTTTTTGTTTTCTTAGATTTGGAGGTAAATCAAAACTTTGAGTTCCCTGAACAGAAGTTGTTACCTGAATTAAAGCACACTGCACCTTTATTAAATCCATCATGTCTTTTTGATGCTCAACCAAGTCAATCATTCTCGCTCCAGCCGCCCCGCTAGTATTTGGGTCATTTCTTATGAATTTTAAATTTTTTATAGGAACTCTAGACTTCCTTTGGATGTTGTAATCATCATTCATAGCTGCCCCAGCAAAAAATATTTTCTTATGATCAAAAGCTGATTGCAAAGATTCATTCGCTGCCCTGATCCATTGAGAACTTGGTTTTCTTAAAAACACATATCTTCTTGAACTTTTATTGTATTGATTTTTAACTCTTCTTAAATTCTTTTCATAATCTGCCACCTTGTCGAGATCAGCCTCTATAGTCTCTAACCTTAAATTAAGATTTTTAAATATAGTGCTTTCATTACATGAGTTCATAAACTGAACACCACCATTGTAGTCACCTACGACTGCCACAATATTGAAATGGGTCATAAGATAAGCCATGTACCTTATGTGTGTTTTTAAATTAGCCCCAGACATAGCATAACTGTGGACAACAGTACCCTTCTTCAAGTCTTTGTTTAATTTAAGCAACAATATAGCGAAATCGTCAGAACTTTCACTTTCAGACCAAGATGGGTCAAAAGCTAAAATATATTCATCATTATGATTGCCTACCACTTCAACACATTGACCTTCGCCATCAGGTATCGTGCATTCTGCCATTTTGCTAACTTTAAAGTATCCAGAGCTATCATCTGTAAATACAGCGCCAAACTCTCGGTCAAACTGAGAGTCGCTCATTGTAGCCCGTGATTGACTTATAAGATTTTGATCATACAACTGTTCTGGAGCGCAATCATAACTAAAGTGCATAATTGTCCTATGCGCCCCGTCTTGTGTGTTCTCGTTTAAAATCAAATTCTCATATTGCTGATAAAGTTTATATAAGTACTCAAATTTGTAAGAAGCAGAAGATAACCCTATAATTTTATTGTTAGGCCAGACTTTCCTATCATCCTCAGTCATCTTGCCTTGTTTAATCATCTCTGTTTCTAGATCATAAACTTCTTGTCGCTCTGTTGGGTTATCAACGACAGATAGGAATGGCATAATCACTTCATTAAATATTTTTTCAGGCATCAACAAAAGCTCATCGATAATCATCCTCTGAAAACGGAAACCCCTAAGTTTCTCACCATCTCCAAGAGGTAGCGCCCTTATACTGCTTCTACCTATCTCCATAACCCATTCATCATTCATTTTAGATGTTCTTGTTATGCATTGAGAAAAGAATGTAGCTTTAGGGCTTTTAGCAATATCTTCTATCTTCTTAAATATCATTTTAGACTGTCTAAATGATTTAGATAAAATACCTATCTGCACCCCTTGATGTAAAATAGCGTCTAAGAGCGCGAAAATGGCCGTAGAGAAGCTTTTAGACATTCCACGGCTCCATATGCCCAAAAAGTAATCAGACTCCATCATGGCCTTTATAGCCATATGCTGAAAGGGAAAGAGTTTTACTCCAGTGAATAACTCTGTGGCAAAAGACGGATTTTCCCTTAGAAATTTATAAAGCAAAATCTTTGCCTCACTCTCATCCAAAAACCCCTCTTTTTCTGCCAGCTGTTGGTTTATATCTTTGTACTCTCTTTTTAGTTTTTGTACTCCTGTTTCCCAAGCCATCTTTTATAATATGTTTATTCCAAAAATATTGAACATCTACTGACCAAAGATTTGATCCTAGCACTAACAGTTTAGGTATTATAAGCTCACTGTCTTTTCTAGATCCACTAAACACAAATTGACAACAATCCGAATACTCGGCTTGTATCTCTCTCATTTGATGGAACACATAGTCCAATTTAAATTTTTTAAATCCTTTTTTATTCTCATCCTCCATTTTATCGAAGGCAGTCTCAATTACTATAAACAAGAAGCAGCCTAAACTTTTACATCTTTCTAACTCCTTGACGAATCTATTGTAGCCGTTTGTAACGGTAGAGCAAAAATCCTGGTAGGACTTACGATCTACAAATGTATATGAATAATCGTCTCCCATAACACCGTAATCCCCAACGTCTAATTTCAAAACTCTACTATTTTTGAAATTTAACGGTTGCTGTTCCCTTGTGTCTATAAGTATGCGAGTTGCTGTAAAATCATTATAAAATTCAGTTGGTAGCTGCCGTGACAGCATCGGTTTTAAACCAGCCGCTTCACAGGCTTGGCTATAGCTGCCGAAAAGTCTTTTGCAAGTGTCTACGTCGGGGAGACCTGCGGTCTTTAGATAAATATCGGGCGGAGCTGCTGTCAGCTCCTTTTGTTCCTTTCTATCTTTTAAAATATCTATAATGAATTTTTTTACTTCCGCTTTATCAGCAGTGTCGCACCACTCGACCATATTTGCGTTGTTAAGGAAATATGTGCTGAAGTATTGCTTATAATTTTTAAAAGGGATAAGCTCCCCAGTAAGTTTGTCTTTCCTAGCGTAATTCTTGACGTAGTAGTCTCCTAGCACCATATCGTGCTTTTTTACATGTGCATGTAGACTTCTTAAGAAAGTGAACTCTTGACCACACTCTTTACATTTAAACGACATCTTCTTGTGATATACCTAGTACTCTAGCCTTCCATTCAGCCATTCCCTCTAAACGTTCGGCTTCTTTCTTGATTGATTCTTTTTGCATCTCTGCGATGCGAATCATTGTCTTTCTTTCCTCTTCCTCTTGAAATGATTGAACTATAGACAAAAAGGATGCATTCTCTTTTTGATTTTTCTTCATCCTCTCCGCCCTGTCGCCTTGGAGTTTCTTTGTAAGGTTCTCTATCCTGCTTTCGCACTGATGATACTCTCCAGACTTAGCTTTTATGATTTCTGCAAGCCTGACGCTCATTTCTGTCTGATCATCGGCTATATCAAACATATCATTCAGTTTATTTAGGTGTGAGCTTACAACTTCCAGGTTTATAACTTCTTTGCACACATTGAGATACAAATTTATCTCGTCTGCTGTTAAATCTGGTTTATCCCAAGTAAGTCTTATAAATTCATGCTCAAAAAGGTTCCTGTCTTCTTGATTTAAATAATTATTAATAATTTTTAAAAATCTTGAGTTATTGAGATTGATTCCCAATCTTTCAACACAAACTTGCTTTTGTCTGTTCAATTTTGCTTCATCTAAGTTCAAGCCAGTGGCATCATTGATTTTTTTGATGATTCGACTAGGAGACTTAGGTGAAATGTATGAACTGAGGGCAGCGCCGTCTTGACAGGGAATTATGTCTGGATTTACGTCTCTAATAAAAGCCAAAACCGTTCTTTGCTCATTACTAAGAGATTTTACATTTTTTTCAGGAAAAATTATTTTAGCTATCTCCAGAGACGATAAACCGCTCTCTGCTTGCTCTAAAATAAAATCTTTTTGCTGTTGTGTTAATTCTATGTCCTCAGTCCTAGAAGTTGCAGTAGTTTTGAAATTTATTGAGTTTTCTACTAAAAATTTACGTACAGCCCTGCCTTCCTTAGATCTGCCGTCTAATTTGTCATCTTCAAAGCATTGACGAGTCAAATCTATGAGGCTTGTTATTTTTGCCGCATTTTCTCTTAAAAACTGCTTCTGTTCTTCGCTAAGGTCCATCATTTATAATATCGCTCTCTCTTAGTATTTCCATGGCTACCTGTAAGAACTTCTTTTTTAGGTTTTTAACTTGTCGATAGCCTAACTTGTTTTTTTGGGGTGATATTTTATATCCCATATACTTAGCGACATCCTCCTCTGTCTTTTTTTCAAAATACAGCATGCGATATGCTACATAATGAATTGATGACAGTCTGGCTTTCATTTTATTATCAAGAAGCTCTAAAGACCTTTGGAAATCAAAGTCATCATCTTGTCTGCTATGTATCTCTTTGCTGAAGTCCTCAATTGATAGAGGTAGCTTTATTTCTAAGCCTATCTTTTTGGATTTTTTCCACTTTGAGCAAACTGGGCATCTTTCTTGGTCATGATCATCTAAATGATATGATGGACAAGGGTTTGTGTAGTTGCCGTAGTGATTTCTTAGTAAGTTGCGGATCTGATTAGAAATGATCCTGCCTATCCACGGTTCAAGTGGTCTACTTTGATCCCACATGTGCCATTTCTTGGCAATGTGACTTTTTATGATCTGTTCTACATCATCAAAGTCAAACCATCTGACAGCGTTTAACCGCCATTTATATTTTTGTTTTTTTATGGCTTGATCTATGATATCAGAACAATCTTCATAAGTTCTCTTATCCCCTTCCTTTTTCATCTAAGAATTCATCAACAGATTTACTTCCCCTATTTTTAGAAAAGTTTGGGGGAGTGTTTTCTCCTGCTAATGAACCTAGAGTAAAAGTATTATTGGCTTCAGTTGAGTACTCAACTTGTATTTTGCCTATGTTTGGAATAGAGGCTGAAGAAGTTTCATCTTCACCAAAATCTACAGATTCGACTATTGTATTTTGCTGCGCCACTGCCGCAGTGTTGCTGGCAATGCTAGTATTTAATTGTTGGCCACAACTAGCGCAGAAATTTGGCTTGGCGTGTGCGTACTCGATTTTAGCACCGCAATTATGACAGAATAGATGGCTCATAGCTATATATTTATATAATAAAAATTCTTTTTTTCTATTTTATTACACTAAATTAACAAGATCGTTGTCTCTTGTGGTTAAAAAGCTGTTGGCCGCTGTCGCTTAGACGTTCGCCTTGTTATATATAATCTACACAGATTTATGATTTTCTATTTTAGAAACAATATATTTTAATATCTTACTTCTAACTATGTCTCTATTTGTAAATTTAAAAGAAGTTATGCCATGCTCTTGTGACTCTTCACAATTAAACAAATCAAACATTTCTTTGAAGCCGCTTCTGCCATTGATATCGCTTTGCATGAAGTCGCCGCAGATAATTAACTTTGTGTTTTCTCCAACTCTAGTGATTAAGGTAGTAAGCTCCTTGAAGGTAAAGTTTTGTGCCTCATCTGCTACTATGAGTCTATTGTTCCAGTTTGCTCCTCTTAAAAAGTTTATAGGCACAGCAGAGATACGACCTATCTGCTTCATGTAGGCTGTATCGCCTTCATGCACCATTTCGTCGAGCTTATCGTACAATGGCATGAGAAATGGATCAAATTTGTCTGATATATCTCCTGGGAGGCTACCTAAACCCTTATCGGCGCTTTCGGCTATACTTCTTATGTAAAGTAGGTCTTTTTGGAAATCTTTTGCCATGAGCTGCAAGCAACCATAGACAGACATGTAAGTCTTACTGGAACCTGCTGGACCTGCAACAAATATAATCTTTGTGTTTTCTTCGAGTATAGACTCTAAAAGCTTTTGTTGCTTGACGGTGAAGTTAAATTCACGCTGCTTAAAATTTATTGAGTGAAAGGCTGAACTTAACTCAAAAGTGGACTGCTTAGAAGGTGAAGCTTTCTTTCGGGGCATTTATTATATTTACACCTACTTATTTTTTTCTTTTGTCCTTTTCTTTAGTTTTTCTAAATAACTTTTGT